ACTGTCGGTTACCTGGAAATGCAAGTTAGGATGAAAGAGGGAAGGGAGGTGGTGCCGATTGAACAAGATTGAAAATACGGATTAAACAAATTGAGAGAAAACTCCGGGGTCAATCAATTTCATCACCTGGGGTTTTTGTTTTTCGTGGTTGGATTATTAAATCCAACCCTTCAAATGATTGAGTTTATAAGCGATGGGTTGAGACAATACAGGCGTTACATGTTCAAAAAGTTGGGACTTTAAAAAATGGCATTGACGGTTAAGCAGATTGAAGAGGCGTTAATAAAAAACGGTGGGTTTATTTCCCGGGCCGCAAAAAAACTCAATGTTACCCCACAAGCGATCTATAAAAGAGTCAAAAATAACAAAAGATTACAAGAGGTTAAAAGAAATGTAGAAGAATCAAACCTTGATCTTGCAGAAGATCAGCTGTTGAAAAAAATCAAAGATGGTAACCTCGGTGCTATTTGTTTTTACTTGAAGTGCAAAGGTAAAAACCGCGGATACATCGAAACTCAAACACCCGGGATGGATGATCTGCCGCCGCTTCCGTCAAAAGTGATCGTACAGGTTGAAGATGCCAGCTAAAGTGACAGTGCCGCAGGGCGCATTTCTTAATATGAAAAATAAATACCGTGGATTCGTGGCGGGATATGGGTCCGGTAAAACCTTTGTTGGCTGTAAGGCGCTTGGAATTCACGTTATTGAACACCCTCGAATAAATCAGGGATACTTCGCTCCTACTTATCCACACATCAGAGACATATTCTTTCCAACGGTCGATGAGGCTGTTTATGATCTTGGTTTGCACACCGACATCAAAGAGTCAAATAAGGAAGTTCATTTCTACCGCGGCCGCAAATATTACGGAACTGTTATTTGCAGGTCCATGGAGAAACCACACCAGATTATCGGCTTTAAGATCGGCAATGCCCTTATTGACGAATTGGATGTTTTAACCATCGAGAAAGCCCGCACTGCCTGGCAAAAGATCATGGCCAGGATGCGATATAAGGGCAAGGGCCTGAAGAACGGCATTGACGTCACCACCACGCCGGAAGGTTTTAAATTTGTCTATCAGATCTTCAAAAAAAACCCGGAGGAAAACCCGAAACTTAAAACCAACTATGGATTAATCCAGGCCAGCACCCACAGCAACAGACAAAACTTGCCGGAAGATTATATTCCATCCCTTATCGAGGCGTACCCCCCCGAACTCATAGAGGCATATCTTGAGGGTTTGTTTGTCAATCTTACATCCGGGACAGTCTATCGCAATTATGACCGTGTAAAGCATAATTCAGAAGAGGCTATCCAGGAAAAAGAACCGCTTTACATTGGCATGGATTTCAATGTTCAGCACATGGCCGCCACGGTTTATGTGCAGCGTAAAGAAGAGTGGCACGCAGTCGCAGAACTTAAGGACGTGTTTGATACTCCAGATATGATTCAAATCATACATGAAAAATGGCAGTCAAAAAATCATTCCATCACGATTTATCCAGATGCTTCGGGTAAGAGTAGAAAGTCGGTCAACGCCAAAGAGTCTGATATTGCATTGCTCAAGCAGGCTAAATTCAGAGTAAAAGCGAAACCAACCAACCCTGCGGTTAAGGACCGCGTACAGGCCACGAATAAGGCGTTTAGCGATAACCGTTTATTTGTGAATCCCATTGAATGCCCCACGGTGGCGGCATGCTTGGAGCAACAGAGCTATGACAAAAACGGTGAACCTGATAAATCATCCGGCTTCGATCACCAGAATGATGCAACATCATATCCAATAGCGTATGAGATGCCCATTATCAGACCAATCTTTCACTTCAAGAGGTAATCATTATGGCAGACAAAAAGCAAATAGTAGAAAACCCGGCATATACGGCACAAAAGGCGTATTACAAGCTATGGGGTGATTTCTGTGACGGTGGTGATAGGATTGAGGGGAACGATAACTACCTGCCAAAACATCCATACGAATCACCCAACCAGTATAAAATCCGGAAAGCCCTTGCAACATATAAGAACCATGCCCGGCCAATCGTCACAGTGTTTACAAGTTCAGTATGGCGGAAAAAGCCGGACAGGAAGGAATTGCCAAAGGATTTAGAACCGTACCTTAAGAACGTGGATAACCTGGGTACCAGTGCCGACATGTTCTTTAGGACGGTTGACCAGAAGGCCGCTGAGAGGGGTGTCCATTTCATACTTGTGGATGCAACCAAAGCGCCGAACGGTGCGGAAATAAAGACGCAGAAGGATTCAAAGAAATTCAATATCAGGCCGTATCTTGTGCCGGTGTCGGCCCTGAACCTGGTTGACTGGGGCTTTGATGACAACGGTCTTTCATACATCGTTATTCAAGAACAACGGGATGTAAAAACCGATCCATTCACCAGCGCCGAAAAAGAGAAAAAATATAAGATCTGGTACCGGGACAGATGGGAAGAGTGGGAGGATAAAGGAAAGGACGGCCTATCCCTAAAAGATTCTCAAACACACCCCTGTGGTGAGGTGCCGATTGTCCCGGTGTATTATAAAAAAAACACTGAGATGGTGGGCGAATCGTGCATTGCTGATATTGTGAGTATTTTGAGTCGGGCTTACAACCTTGAGAACGCCCTTGATAAATCCCTGTTTGACACAGCGTTTCCGCAGCAGGCCTTTTTTGGTTTTTCCAAGGAAGAAGTCGAGGGATATATTAAAGCCTCATCAAATGGTCTTGTTGCTTCGAACCATGAAGCAGATTCAAAATTCATTGAGCCTGAGGGCAGGGCCTATCATGCCCTGGATAAGAAGATCAAGAACGATGAGGTATCCATCAGAGAAATTGCCCTTCGGATGATCCGGCCAGATTCGAAAGTGGGAGAGAGTGCAGAAGCAAAGCGGATCGACAACCAGCAGTTGCACAGTCAATTGTCTGTCTTTTCTCAAAACTGCCAGGATGCCGAAGTCAGGTGTTGGCAGATCATGCAAAAATGGTTGAACACCAAGGCTGACAAAATTGAAATCGATTACAACGATGATTTTGATGTTGAAAAGATTTCCGGTGATCTACTTCGGGCCTTCTCTGACATGCGGCGCAACAAAGATATTTCCAGGGAAACATTTTTAAAGGCTCTTACCAAATCCGAATTTCCATTTCCGGATGATTTTGATGTGGATGCTGAATTAGAAAAAATCGAGAGTGATTTACAGTCAGGTAAGACCATGGGGAATATCGGAGAACAGTTTTTAACTTAATCGGATTTCTGTGATGATGTATCGCTTTTTTTATTCTTGTCTTTATCCGGGTTTGACTTCTCAAACTTCTCCCGGTCCCAGACCGGCGCCTTTCGTTGAATCATCCTCAAATACTGGGCAATCTTTGCCTGTCTTTCGGGGGTATTAGTGTCAAATGACATCAGGTGACGAACTCCTTAAATTAATCTATCTTGCCCGCCATGTTCAATGGCAATACAAACTTGAAAACTATACGGTCGAATCTCTTAAATTTATCACGAAAGCCCTTGAAAATTCAAGGAATGAATTGTTTAACGAGATCACTATGCGTGATGTCAGATTGCCGAAGGGCAGGGAAGGGAAAGTATTAAAAGAACTCAACGACCTTACCTTCGGTATCCAGGCACAATTGACCGGTAATATTGCAGACGCCGCCCAGATCGCTGGGAAAACCAGTTTCCAGGAATACGGACAAATCATGTCACTTGACGGCCGCCTGGCCGATACGGTTGGATTTAATTTTGTATCACTATCTCCGGACCAGCTGCAGGCGATGGTAGTTGATACCCCGGTGGGTGGCAAACTGCTGAAAAATTGGGTATCTGACAACTTCAAACATCAGATGATTGATGAAATCAAGACCGACATTGCAACCGGCATGTTCAAGGGTGACAGCACCAGAAAGCTTGTGGACCGTCTGACAGACAGTTTCAATATGCTGCACCATGAAGCCATCACACTTACCAGAACGTATGTAGCCAGCATCAACAACCGGGCTGCTGAACAGGTCTATAAAGCCAATTCGGATATCATCAAAAAAGAAGAGTGGAACGCTACGCTTGAGGTTTCGAGTAAATCAGGGCGAGGCACTTGTTTCCAATGTGCTTCACTCGATGGCCGGCAATGGCCGCTTGATTCTGATCATCCAAGGCCGCTTGCCCATCCAAGGTGTAGATGCTTTCTTTTACCAGTGACTGTAAGTTACAAGGAACTTGGCCTTAACATCCCGGAACTGGAAAGAGTCGCCAGGCCATACACGCGAGTGAACGGAATACCCATTGATGAAGGTGGCAAAAGAAAGATTTTAAAAGCCGGCCAGTTTCAGGGTAGTGCACAGCAGTTCATACAAAAGCAGGGCCCGCTTTATCTTAAAAACACGGTGGGGCCCAGGCGGAAAGAACTGCTTGATGCTGGAAAAATCACCTTTAATGACTTGGTGGATGAAAAGGGCCGGGTGGTGTTGCTCAAGGATCTGCCGAAGCTGGATAGACCAATAAAGCATGTAAAAGTAAAGAATCTTGTTAAGGCAAAAACCCTGCAGGATGTTTTGACAGACTTGCCAAACACTAGGACGCCATCAGGAATCTATTTCAAAGGAATAACCAAAAAACAGGAGTCATCTATCCTTGCTGGCTTAAACGATTCCGTTGTTAAATACCAAGGAAAATTGAATAGTGTCGGCTGGCAGGTTAGAAGGCGCCGTTCTCTGGGTGTGGCGGCCCAGAGTGGTGATTATATTCAATTTCAAAAAACAGCGACAAGAAAAATACACAAAGATGCCGATAGACAAAGGGAAGCGTTTAACAAAAGGCGCTTGGAAAAGATCGAGGAAACCAAAAAGAATATCGCTGATCCAAAGCGGAAAAATATTGTTGACTACAATAAAAAGAGACTTGAAAGGCTTGAAAAAACAAAACGCTGGGCAATTTATACAGATGCAAAAGACCCATTACGCGCCATTTCTTCACATGAAGGTTTCCATAATGTGTATTTTACTCATGATTTACAATATAAATTCATGAAATCTTTGGAAAAAAATGGTATAATGAACAAAGAATCTTGGTATGCGGTTTCGGAGTATGGTGCATCTTCCGTTGTTGAATTATTTCCAGAGATAGGATGTGCAATTGCAAGCAAGGTTGATATTCCAAAACCCTTTGTTACAGCATTCAACGAAGTTGTTAAGGATTTTGAAAAGAAATGACAATATCAAATCAATGCAATGAGTGTAAACACTATCAAATGTTTCAGGAATGTGATGCTTTCCCAAATGGTATTCCTGATGATATCTTTACTGGGGAATTTGATCATATTGAAAAACACCCTTCCCAGAAAAACGATATCGTTTTTGAACCTATCGAATAATAACCCCTCTTAAAACTTTCACGGTTGGATTTCAAAATCCAACCGTGCCTTTTCTTGTAGTTCCTTAAATATCCATTCACAATTTACCCAACTTTTTAAAACCATTGAACAGTTACGTTCAAAGACTAACAGCAGATACGCTGAAAGGACGGCAAGCATGCCTTGGGAAATGAATGGAGACCAGATTGTTGTAGAAGATGGCAACCCTGTCTGGATTGCAGATGACGGTAAAAAATCACCCTTTGACGCCGGTGGAGTGCTGAAAAGATTGAGTGATGTTACCGGCGAATCTATGGGCAGGAAAAACAAAATCCGGGAACTTGAAGGCCAGCTTGAAC